TGTTACTAAAACATTTTTTAATGGAATTAAAGCGTCTGTGGTAGACAATGCATGCCAGCATGCCTCACATACATGTGGAATTACCACACATTCTGGTTCAACTAGATCTCCATCTTCTGGAGCCAGTAAGACATTTATAGAAGGTAAACCTGCAGCAAGAATAGGTGATAATATCGCTTGCGGAGATGCAATAGCTGAAGGATCTACTAATTCTTTCATAGAATAACCTAAATAAAGAATATGGCAAGAAATACAAGAATCTTCTCTGACTTAGACCTAAATTTCACTAAACATCCAGTGACTGGGGATATTACACGCAGATACGACGAGAATGCGATTAAGCAATCCGTAAAAAACCTTCTTTTAACCAGAAACTTCGAGAGACCATTTCATAGCGAGATCGGCTCTCCTGTTCGTGCATTACTTTTTGAACTTCCTGGTCCAATGTTTTCGATGATGATGCAGCGAGCCATTATCGATGTTATTAATAACTTTGAACCAAGAGTAGAACTCTTAGATGTTCGAGTTGATGATTCTTTGGACGCTAATGAAGTTTATGTAACAGTAGAATTTAAAATAGTTAATACCGAGAGTCCTATTACTCTTGATCTAGCATTAGAGAGAACCCGATAATGGCAAACAATAATAAAAGAATACAAGTATCAGAGTTAGACTTTGATGCTATTAAATCTAATCTAAAAACATTCTTACAAGGACAAACTGAGTTTCAGGATTATGATTTTGAAGGATCTGGACTTTCTGTTCTGCTAGATGTTCTTGCTTATAATACTCACTACAATGGAATTTATACTAACCTAGCTGTCAATGAATGTTTCTTGGATTCTGCTAGTAAACGAGCCTCTGTAGTCTCTCTTGCTAAAATGCTTGGTTATATGCCTCGTTCAGCAAGTTGTGCGACTGCCACCGTAACTGCCACTGTTACTTCTCCGACAAGTTCGCCATCTACTGTAACTCTTCCAGCAATGCAACCATTTACAACTTCGATTGATAATGTATCATATACATTCTATAATCGTTCAGCCGTAACAACTGCATTAGTTTCTGGAGCATATACATTTACGGGATTGGTCTTAACCGATATTTTGTTAAAGAAATTGATGATGGTTTATACGAAATTTCTTTTGGTAACGATAATCTAGGTATTGCATTGTCAAATGGAAATGTTGTTACATTAGACTATATGGTTTCTAGTTTAGAAGAACCAAATTCAGCATCATCATTTACATATGGTGGTGTTACTTTAGCAGGGAGTAGTTTATCTGTTACTGCAACTGCTGCAGCTTCTGGTGGTGCTTCTTCAGAAAGCATTGATGAAATTAAATTTAATGCACCGAAATACTACGCTGCACAAAACAGAGCAGTAACACCAGATGATTATAAAGCCATTATTCTTAAGAACTTTCCTGAGGCACAGACTATTTCAGTGTGGGGTGGAGAAGATAATAATCCTCCAATCTATGGTAAAACTTATATTTGTATTAAACCCAAAGAAGCAAGTAAATTAACTAATCTACAAAAAGAGTTTATTAAGAATAATATTTTAGAGTCACGAAATATTGTTTCTATTACTCCAGAAATAGTAGATCCAGAATTCTTTAACATTAAAGTAACATCATTCGTTTACTATAATCCAAGAGCAACCACCAAGACTGCTGCACAGATTCAAACATTAGTTAAACAATCAATTATGAGATATAACGATGAAGAGTTGGAAAGATTTGATTCTGTTCTTCGTTATTCTAAACTCACCAAGATTATTGATGAAACAGATCCAGCTATTACAAATAACATAACTCGTATTATGATTCGTCATCCACATGAGGTAACTTATAATATTGCAACTCAATATGTTCTTGATTTGATTAATCCAATTTCTCAAGATGGTGGTAAACAAGGTGAAGTATTTGCATCGACTGGATTTTATATCCCAAACAGTAATGAACTACATTTCCTTGACGATGATGCTAATGGAAACATTCGTTTGTACTATACAAACACCAACTTTGAAAAAGTTATTGTTACTCCAGACATAGGAACGATTAATTACGAAACGGGAAATATTACAGTTCGTAGTCTAACAATTCGAGCCATTGATGGAGCATTCTTTGAGTGGCAGGTAAAACCAGAATCATATGATGTAGTTTCAGCGTTAAATCAAATTGTTCAAATCGATCCAACATTATTAACTGTTGAAGCGATCGCAGATAATACAATTAATGGCGATTTACAAGCAGGTTACAATTATCAGTTCAACTCTATTAGATCATAATGAGTCATACTAGTCCAGTAAGAACACCGATAGCATCGGTAGTAAAACGACAACTCCCTGAGTTTATCAGAGAGGACTATCCTACATTTGTTGCATTTGTAGAAGCATATTATGAGTATCTACAAACACAAGGTGTAGATTTAAGTAAATTTAGAGACATTGATGTAACTCTAGAAAGTTTCATTGATCAGTTTAAAAAAGAACTTGCGTATAATCTACCGATTGTTGTAGAAGACGAAAGATTTTTACTATCACATATTAAAGATCAGTATCTTGCTAAAGGATCTGAGGCATCATATAAGTTACTGTTTAAACTTCTTTACGGTAAAAATGTAGAATTATTGTATCCTGGACAGCAGATGCTCATTGCCTCTGATGGTCGTTGGAATCAAGAAATCTCAATTTTTGCTCAGGTTGATTATGGCGATCCAGATGATATTGTTGGTAAACTAGTAGACATTCAAACTGCTGGAAGAATTTTAAGAGTTCTTGTCGATAAAAAAGAATCTCTTATCGGTGAGATTGACCGTATTGTTAAAATTGGTAAATCTTACGAAATTGAGGCTACTGGAGTTTCTGGTGCTAATACTGTTACTGTTACAAATAATACAGGTATTGAAATAGGGCAGTTAGTGACTGCACCACAAAATGGTGGTGGCATTGTTGGTAATACTAAGGTTGTTTCTATTTCTGGAAATGTCATAACATTAAGTAATGCTAATGTTGGTACTGTTAATAGTTCATTAATTTTTTCAAATGAACTGTATGAATTTTTCTTAGATAAAAGATTTTTTGGTGTTATAAATCCAGGAGATTTACTTAAATTTCAAGATACATTTCAGGCAAGAATTGTTCCAGCAACAAAAACATTAACAATTACTCAACCAGGAAAAAACTTTAGAGTTGGGCAAGTATTTGAACTAAGATCTGGTACTGGCACTGGTGCTCTTATGAAAGTTACTGAGGTTGAAGATGATGGTGGTATTAAATACGCAGAATTTATTAAATTTGGTTTAGGATATACTGCTAATTTTGCTTTGTCTATTTTAGCCACAAATGATGTGGTTTCTGCAGGAACAGTTAATATTGCAGGTACTTCTACACTAACTGAATTAAATACATATCAATCTGCTGCTTCAGGCACTATATCAGCGTCATCATCAAGCACAACTGTTACTGGTACATCAACAACCTTTGGACAAGTTGGTGGAGTTGCAATAGGAGACGAAATTTGGACCACAGATGCTACACCTTTATTGGTGGGTGTGGTTAAAAGTATTGCCAGCACAACTTCATTAACATTAACTGGTTTGGCTACTGAGTATGAAGCTGGCACAGCAATATCTGGATCGTATTCTGGTGGATATGTTTTTAGAAATGTTCGTTCAGTTGGAAGTTTATATGCTCCAGGTGGAGTGCAGGCACAGACTGATAAACCTACTATTAGTGACAGAACAGAAGGTTTTAATGAACAGGGTTATGTAAACTCAGTAGATTATGTAGATTACACATATGTTGATGGTTCTTATGCTGGTACTATTTTTAGAGAGTTTTCTTTAAATTTTAGAAATGCGCAGACAAATTCAGACGATCCAGCAATTATCTCTGTTGCGCTAGGTGCTCTTGTAAAATATCCTGGATACTTCCAAACTAACAATGGATTTATTAGCGACAGCATTTATATACAAGATAGTCGATACTATCAAGCGTTTTCATATGTGCTCAAAATTGACGAAAGACTTCTTCATACAAATCTGCAGTTAAAACAATGTTGCACCCTGCAGGTATGGCACTGTCCACAACTAAAGTTTTATCTGATACTCTTAACACACCGACTGATTCTACATTTATAAAAACATTCTTTTCTGCATTAGACGATACTCTTACTACTCCAGATGATTCTTCTTATGCACAATCGTTTGGTAAATTATTAAATCAAACTACTTTAAATAATGATGGAGATGCAGAGGGACATTCTGTTACAATGCAAAGCACTTCTACAGTATTTAATACTGGAAAATCGCTTTCTACATCTTACAGTGGTATGTCAGATTCTATTTCAAGTTTTGAAGTAGATAAAGCATTATCAGATGCTCCAGTTATAACTGAAAGCATCGGTATAACAACAGATAAATATGTATTTACAGTGTCCAGTCCAGATATACTAGACCCACAAGACCACACTGGTTATGTACAGCTAAATTCTTATTATGGACAAGATTACATCATCTTTGCAGATGAATATTCAGTAGGCTCTAGAGAGTCTACATTTAACACGCTATAAAATAAAGGAGATTTTATGAACCATCAAATCACAGAACAATTAAAGGCGACTGGTAAAGTTCGCATCGTACAAACAAACGCTAGTGGTGAAACTATTAAGGAATTTGAAGTTCCTAATCTAGTTGTCACTGCTGGTAAAAACTATATCGCATCTAAAATAGTTGCAACAACTAACTCCCCAGTTTCCATGACTCATATGGCAATTGGTACTGGCACAGGTACTCCAGGTGCATCAGATACTGCTCTTGGTGCAGAAACTGGTCGTGTATCACTAGCAGGATCTGTTGTGTCAACAAACACTATTACTTACACTGCTACCTTCCCAGCAGGTACTGGTACAGGTGCTATTACTGAAGCTGCAGTTTTAAATGCATCATCTTCAGGAACTATGCTTTGCCGTACTACTTTCCCAGTAGTTAATAAAGCTGCTGGTGATACAATTGCTGTAACATGGGTTGTAACTGTAAGTTAATTTAACTTTTTAGTTTAGGGTTCTACATGGCAACATCGTCATCTTTAATTAAAACCATTCTGCATAAATCATTGGCAGAGGGTGTCTACAGAGATGTAGTAACAAGAAGTTCAAACTATTATTACTATCTTGGTAAGACATTGTCGTGGACAGATGAATTGAATCCTCCATATCCAATTGATAGTTATGCATACGAGCGTAATGCTCGATCTGAAATTATTACAATGAAGCAGATTGGTCCATCTGATGTAGCATTTGTTATCCCACGAAGAAACTGGACTTCTGGTACAGTTTATGATATGTATGATGACGAATACTGTAATGAAATTTTAGGTATTAATATTATTTCTGGTGGTTCTGGATTTACTTCTTTACCTACTATTACTATATCAGGTGGTGGTGGCACAGGTGCTTCTTACACTCCAGTAGTTTTAGATGGTCAAATTATTGATGTTGATTTTGTGTCAAGAGGAACAGGATATACTTCTACTCCTACAGTTACCGTAACTGGTGGTGGTGGTGTTGGTGCAAACCTACAAGCAATTTTAAACCTAGCATACTCTGGTGAAAATAATCTTGAAGATGCCAATTTTTATGTTATGACAGATGACTTCAATGTGTATAAATGTCTTGATAATAATTTAAATGTTGCCTCAACAGTTAAACCTACTGGAACTTCTGTATCGCCAATATCAACATCTGATGGATATATTTGGAAATACATGTATAATGTTCCTATTAATTTAAGAAGTAAATTTTTAAATGACCAACAGATTCCTGTTGTTTCTGCACTAACAAATCAATTTTATTCTAATGGCACTGTTGATAGTGTTATTATTAATAATAAAGGTTCTGGATATACAACAGCAACTCTTACAGTTTCAGGTGATGGTTCTCGTGTAGAGGATCCTATTTTTGTAACTGGTGCGACTGTATCTACAGCTGGCACTAATTATACTTCTGCTCCAACAGTAACTTTTAGCGATCCAGTTTCTGATGCTTCAGCATTTATTTCTGGAGCAACAGTATTTCTTGGACAGAAAATTTATAACAGTGTATTTGATTTTTATGAAATTACATCTCCAGGAACTTTATCTTCATCTGAACCTACGCATAGACTAGGTATAGTTCAAAATGGGACAGCTGCATTAAAATTTGCTGGCACTAGAGCTAAAGGTAGTGCATCAATGACTACACCAACAATTTCTGGTGTTGTTATAGCTGGCACTGGTGGTCAATTTACTTGCACTGCAACTACAATAGCAGTTGGTAATCTAATTGCTATATCTGGAACATTTGGTGGCACTGGTAGTATTACTGGATATTCAAATCCAACTACATACAAAGTTTCTGCTATTACTGGCTCTGGTTCTTCTGTTACAGGGTTTACTTTAACCACTACTAGCGATGTGGCTATTGTTACTACTGCAGGAACTCCAACTGGTTTAACATATTCTAATACTTCGAGACAAAGTGTTGCTTCAGTAAGTTTAACTGGTGCAGTTAGAGAGATTAATCTAATTACTGGCGGATCTGGATATACCACAGCACCATCTATTACATTTTCTGGTGGTGGTGGTTCTTCAGCAGTAGCATCCGCTAAAATGAATGCTGTCACTGGTTCTGTTTTATATGTTACGGTAACAAATCCAGGAGATAATTATACTAGCGATCCAACAGTTACATTTGGAACTGCTTTCCCATTGAGTACAGCTGTATTGGTTGGTGAACAATATTTTGTTGCTGGTCGTTTGTATACTATTACAGGTGCTGGTACTACTAGTAGTTCTAATCCTACACATACTTCTGGGTCAGCTACTAATGGAACTGCCACTGTAGCGTATGCTGGAGTTCCAGCTACTGGCTCAGTTGTTCGTAGATTTGGTGCAGGATATTCAACTGTTCCTACAGTCTCATTTAGTGGTAGTGGTGGATCTGGTGCAATCGCAGCTGTAAATGTGTCTAAGTCAGAAGCAAAACTATATCCTATTTTAGATGGTGGACAGATTACTGGTGTTACTGTTGAAAATAGTGGTATTGGATATAGCACAGCAACAATCGCTGTTTCTGGAGATGGAACTGCTGCCAGTTTAAATGTAGATTTAAATGTAGGTAATATTGCATCTCTTCAAGCCAACAATGAAATTTTAACTACAGCTGGAACTATTAATGCCATTAAATTAATCTCTGGTGGGTATGGTTATGGTGTTGCCACAGTTGCTATACAGGGTGACGGAACTGGTGCGACAGCTACAGCTACTATTAATACTGCAACTGGTCGTATTACTAAAATTAATATTACAAATCCAGGACAAAATTATACCTTCGCCAATATAGTAATTACTGGAAATGGTAAGGCTGCAAAAGCCAGAGCGATTATGCCTCCATTTGGTGGTCATGGTAAAAATGCTCCCGATGAATTTTTTGCAAGAACATTAATGTTTTACTCTAATGTTTCTAATGACTTAAATCAAGGACTTGAAGTAAATAACGACTATCGTCAATTGGGTATTATTAAAAACCCAAGAGCGTATGGAGCAAATACTCGTTTTACAGGGGTGATAGGATCTGCGTGTTTCTTGGTACAGGGTTCTATTAATACTACTTACTTTCCTAAAGATACAAATATTACTGTAGATAGAGTTATAGGTGGAACTACTTTTGAGAGAAGATATCGTGTAGTTTCTTCTACATCTACTGCAGCACTAATCCAATCTTTAGATAACGATGTTCCTGCTACAAATGATATTTTTACTAATGATGCGAGTCAAACTTTTACTGCATCTTCAGTATCTAATCCAACAGTGGATAAATATTCTGGACAGCTGATGTTTATTGATAATAAAGCTGGATTTACTCCTTCAGATGAAGAGACTGTTACTCTTAGAACTATTATTAGATTCTAACATAAATATAGAGAACTAACCGAGAGAAGAACAAAGAATGGCTATTAACTTTAATACCGAACCATATTATGATGACTTCGATGAAGGCAAAAAATTCTATCGAATTCTTTATCGCCCATCGTATGCTGTGCAAGCACGAGAACTCACTCAAATGCAGACTATTCTGCAAAATCAGATTTCTCGTTTTGGTGACCATGTGTTTAAAGAA